ATAATTCGATTCGATTCGATTCGATTCAATTTCAAATTATTTATCCCATCATACCAGAGTGGGTGATGGAGTATCCATTTCGTCTTCGTTGGACTGGGTGTCTGGTGGTATTAGCAAGAGAGAATGCTAAAGAAGGTTGCGTTTGAGGCGCACGCCAAAACACTTGATAACCCATATTGCCTACAGGCCATCCAACACTGCCACCAAAAATACCAGCCTTCTTATTTCCACCTACAGACCCCCCGCTTTGACCGGTTCGATTTGCTATAATTTCTGCTCGCGCGGTTAACGCATTGCTTCCAGACATGAGTGCCATTTTATATATACTTATAATATTATTTTTTATTTCACAAAGATTAAAAGTTTAGATCGAATAAATTAATTATATAAAAAATAGAATAGAATAGAAAATAGAATATATAATAAACAAATATAAATACAACTCTTCTAAATAGATTATACAAAGCGAATGGATAATGCTATGGATAACAAAATTTTTCACGATGAGGATATTATTAAAAGCGAAGATGGCTTAATATTTAATCCATTCAATCCTTTAAATGTAGAGATTACATTGAGCGACGTTCAATCTATTCTTACTAAATACGGCGTTCCAGGTATAGTGAATAATTTAGAATTATATAAGCGCGCTTTCGTTCATCGCTCTTATACAAAGCGATCGCATATTGAAAATGCCAGTCAAAATATTACTATTGCCGAACAACCGCCAGACTGTCTTCCATTAAAAACAAAATCAAATGAGCGATTAGAATTTCTAGGCGACGGATTATTAGAATTAGTGACTAAATATTATTTATATCGCAGGTTTCCTAAAGAGAATGAAGGGTTCATGACAGAGAAAAAAATAGCTATTGTAAAAAATGAAGCGATTGGTAAAATCGCGCACGAAATGCGTCTGTATAAATGGTTAATCTTATCTAAACATGCTGAGGAAAAGAAAATTCGCACTAATTTAAAAAAATTGGGATGTCTTTTCGAATCATTTTTAGGTGCTCTTTTCTTGGATTTTAATAAAATTCAGGTGAAAGATGAAGAAGGATGGTTTACAAATATTTTTGTAACAGGTCCGGGATTTCAAATGGTCCAAAAATTTATCGAAAATATTTTCGAAAAACATATTGACTGGATTGCTCTTATTCAGAATGACGATAATTATAAAAATATCTTACAAGTGAAAATCCAAAAAGAATTTAAAATAACACCGCATTATTTAGAGATGGAACATGATACGGATTGTGGTTATAAAATGGGTGTATATCTGTGTATAGGACAACCAATCCATAGTGTGAAATTCTGTGAGGCGATTAATATTTCAAAAATTAAAACATTTAAAGCCATACATGAACGTATAGCGGTTGACAATAAAATTTTTGTATTTTTGGGCGAGGGACAACATAAGATAAAAAGAAAAGCAGAGCAAATCGCATGCGAAGAAGCATTACAAAGAATAATTAGCAATTCTTAATCTTTATAACCCCAATAAATCCTGCCATACCATTCCAAAAATCCTTATAAATCCTTTACAATCAAAATTTTTACAGTTTTTTTTACACCGATAAACAAAAAGATACCAGAATATAATCTTCAAAAGTATATATAGGATAAATGGAGACTTTGAGAGAAAAAATGAGAATTAAACAAGATGTAGGAAATCCTCAAAATAATTATCAAGTTATTATTCCTATACCATCTAAACCAGAAATTATTAATTTGAATAAAATGACAATTATAGACGAACAAGGACATTTTGATATCGCCGAGTTAACTAAAAAATTAGAAGAAAGTAAATTAAAAAAAGTCACTATAAAACCAAATGTGAGTCAGTTAGCAAAAAGAGAAGCCATATCTTATCCAAAGAAAAAAGTTAGAAAACTTACTACTAAAATCCTTACAGGATTACAAGATGAAGGTGTTGCTATATTACCAGGTCCATTACAAAAGCAAGAACTAGAAGGACCAGAAGGACCAGAAGGACCAGAAGGACCGGAACAAACAAAACTAACAATAAAACCAAAAGTGAAAAGAGGAAGAAAAACAAAAGCACCTGAAAGAGGGGTATCTATATTAAGCCCTGAAGAATGGGTTGAAATCGGCGATTCATCAGCAAGAGAACGCTTACCTGAAAAACTACCAAAGGTTAATTACAAAGTTAGCAGCTATTTTATGAATAATAGAGAGATATTTATTAATTCTGTAAATTCTTTATTCGAGCCATATAGAGATCAAATATTAGACGATACCTCACAAATCACATGTGAAAATATAGGCAACGATTCTAAAAAGTTCTCTCTCTTAATTCATCAAATGGTTGTTCGAGATTATATGAATTTATATACACCTTATAGGGGACTTCTTTTATATCATTCATTAGGTTCTGGTAAAACATGTAGTTCTATTGCGCTGGCTGAAGGAATGAAAAACAATAAAAAAATAATTATTATGACCCCTGCGTCTTTACGACCCAACTACATATCAGAACTAAAAAAATGCGGAGATGCTCTTTATAAAACAAATCAGTATTGGGAATGGGTCGACACCCAAAAACATCCCGAAGCAGTAGATACACTATCAAGCATGTTGAATTTATCTGTATCCTATATAACTAAACAAGGCGGTGCATGGTTAGTAAATGTAAGTAAAACAGAGCCTTATCCTGTTCTTTCGCCAGCGGATAAAACAAAATTAGACGATCAAATAAATGAAATGATTGAAACCAAATATAGATTTATTAATTATAATGGATTACGTAGAACCAAATGGAAAGAATTGACTGATGATTATAAAGTAAATATTTTCGATGACGCTGTTGTCATCATAGATGAAGCTCACAATTTAATTAGTAGAATAGTCAATAAAATCGCAAAAGAAAAAGAGTTGCCTGTTGATAAACGAACAGGAAATATTGAACGTCGTCCCTTTTCATTAGCCCTAAATTTATACCAAGATTTAATGAGCGCTAAAAACGCGCGCATTATTCTTATTACCGGCACACCTATTATTAATTACCCGAATGAAGTTGGAATACTTTTTAATATTTTAAGAGGTTTTATCAAAACCTGGAATTTTTCATTGGATATAAAAACAAGTAAACCGATCAATAAAGAAACACTTCATCAAATGTTCGTTAGAGAGAAACTTGTGGACTATCTGGAATATACAGATAAACCTTCACCTAAATTAATAATAACCCGTAATCCCTTTGGATTTGAAAATAAAGAAAAAGTAGATGGGTATCATGGTGTAACAAATCAGAAAGAGAGAATAGACAACAATGGTAATATACAAATAGTAGAACCAGGATTAATAAGTGATGATGATTTTCAACGTGATATAATTCGCATTCTAAAGAGCAACGAAATAGATGTTTTAGGTGGACCAACTATCGATAATTTTAAAGCGTTGCCTGATAAATTCGACGATTTTGCTAATTTATTTATAGATTCAAGCACAGGTAAACTAACAAATGTAGATATGTTGAAAAGACGTATTATGGGGTTATCCTCCTATTTTAGAAGCGCTCAAGAAAAATTATTACCTAGATTTGATAAATTAACTGATTTCAAAGTTATTAGGATACCAATGAGCGATTATCAATTCACTATTTATGAGGAAGCTCGTGCTGAAGAGAGAAAAGTTGAGAAAAATTCCAAAACGAAAAAAGGAAAAATAGATGAGAATGGGATTTATAAAGATCCGACATCCACATATCGCATTTTTTCTCGTCTATTTTGTAATTTTGTTATGCCTAAACCTCCAGGTCGTCCACTTCCTATAGAAAACAGAGAAGTTACTAATGCTGTTGCTAATGCTGATGAAACAAAAGAAAAACAAGAAAAACAAGAAAAACATGGATTAGAACATATTTATGAAAAAGCACAGAAACAGTTAGTGGAAGAAGGTAAAAGTGGGGATGAAGATGATGCTGAAAAAAATGGCGATGGCGGCGATTTAGAAGGAGACCAAGTTTTAGATGCTTTGGGTGACACTTCTTATGAAAAACGAATGAGAAGCGCTATTGATTTCGTCAAAGAACATTCAGCGGAATATTTAAGTCCTGAAGGATTAGAAACATATAGTCCTAAATATTTAAATATATTGGAAAATATTCAAGATCCAACACATATAGGTCTTCATTTAATATATAGTCAATTTAGTACACTAGAGGGTATAGGAATGTTTACACTTGTTCTAGAACAAAACGGATACACTCAATTTAAAATTAAAAAGGATATTAGTGGTGAATGGGAAATGGATATTAGTGAAGAAAATCGTGGCAAACCGACATATGCGCTATATACAGGAACAGAATCGAAAGAAGAAAAAGAAACTGTTCGAAATATTTATAATGGGGATTGGTCTGGTCTTACGCCTACTTTAAATGCGGAATTAAATAGTATCGCTCATAATAATAATGTGGGCGAAATTATTAAAGTATTTATGATTACTGCTGCTGGTTCTGAAGGTATTAATCTTCGAAATACACGATACGTCCATATTATGGAACCTTATTGGCATCCAGCGAGAGTAGAACAAGTTATAGGACGTGCTAGAAGAATATGTAGTCATAAAAATTTACCTGAAGAATTACAAACAGTGGAAGCGTTTGTATATTTAATGACGTTTTCACTAGAACAAATTTCACCCAAAAATGATGCGTCAATTGAATTAAAAAAAAGAGATTTAAGTAAACGTAAATATAAGATTTTTCCTGATAAAGAAATAATGGAATTTATTCCTATGACAAGCGACCAAGCATTGTTCGAAATATCTGTTATCAAAGAAGAAGTTAGCACAACAATGACAACAGCAATTAAAGAGTCTTCAATCGATTGTTCTCTCTATTCAAGAGCCGGAGCAAAAGAACAGCTTCATTGTTTATCATTTGGGAATCCATCGCCTGATAAATTTTCATATGGACCAGATTATAAGAAAGATAAGCCAGATTCAAGTGCGGCGATCAATAAAGAAAAAATAAATTGGGATGGAGATGAAATAACTATACGTGGTAAAATATATATCTCAAGAGCGATGCCCGAAAAAGGTGTAGATGTTAAATATATTTATGATTTGGATAGTTTTAAACGTGCGCAAGAAAATCCTGGCGTTGAGCCTGTTTTACTTAAAATATTGTCGAAGAATGAAAAGGGAGAGAATGTGTTAAAGAACGTATAGTATTAGACATGATTCATGATTTGTAAAATTTGGTTTATTTTTTCGGTTAAATTATCTATTTTTTTATTCAATAAAGATAATGATATCTCATCTTCAGCAGCTGGCCTCACATATTTTAATCTTGAAAATATGTTATTATTTGACGATGACGATGACGATGAATTGTCATCTACAATTTGTAATTGAATATTATCTTCTGTAACTATTTCTGTGTCATTATTAGCCCAAGAAATTTGTTTTTTGGGTGAACTTAAAGAAGGCACCATGACAAAATCCATAGGTTCTATTCTATCACCAATTTTAATATATTTAAGATTCTCTTCTGTATCCACATTAATACTATTATTATTATTATTATTATTATTATTATTATTATTATTATTATTTGGGGTTTTATTAGTATTAGACATATTTTCCCCTTTTAACCATTTTTTTGCTTCATTTTGATTATTTGATTGCGATACTAATGAATGAATTTGTTGTATTTCAAAATTCCGTTGAGCTAATGTTTCTGCTACTAATTTTTCCATTTCACTAATAGGCACATCTTTTTTGTCTGTAAAATTTGGCACTTCCGGTATGGGTAATGCCATAGCGCTATTAAATTCATTTCTTTTAATAGCTAATTCATTATCAAACATGCTTCTTCTATCTGCGTGTAATTCTTCAACAGTAATTAAACCTGATGCGGTTATATTATTAGAGATATTTATTTTTTTTGGTAATTCCACAGCTGATAACTGTTGTTGTTGTAACTGTTGTTGCTGTAACTGTTGTTGCTGTAACTGTTGCTGTTGAATATTCGTTATAAAATTAGAAATAAATATTTTATTCAATTGAAATAAATCACTTGATGATGGACTCATTTTCTCTTTGTCAAAAAAATGCCGAAGTTGATTATTAAAATATGTTTTCATTTGTTCTGGGTTTATGCTAGAAAAAACATCATCGTCTTGAATGACCTCCCATAATATTTCTGTATTTTCAATTGATATAAAATTAAAATTAGTAGACGATTTATTCATTTATGGGTTATGGGTTATGTATATAAGTAATTTAATAATTATTATTTATATACTTACACAAACAAAATCAATTGTATTATAATTCATCATCATCGTTAAAATAGATTTTACGAAATTTTTCCATATATTTATCATAAAGAATATGTTTTTTAAAATATTCACCAGAATGTCTATCCTCTAACATGTGGGCGATAAAATATAAACTATAAATGCCACATTCAGTATCTCCATATTGATGTTCCACAGGATAATTTTGATCGAATTTAAAATTAATTTGCGGTCTTATCTGTTTCCCTTGATTTATAACTCTATCAGCAAAAGCTTTCATTTGTTTTGGTATTTCATCTCCAGCACTATCGAAATAAAATATAATTCCTTTTTTTATATTTATAAACATGGAAACCCAATGACTACCACCCAAATTATGTGGGTCTAAATTAAATATAATTCCTATTTTAAATTTCCCATTTTTAATTTCATTTGCTAAACTGAAATGACATAATTCTTCCCAAACACATTCACCATACATTTTATGTGTATCAAAATCTATAGGAGATGGTCCAATAAAATCAAAACATTTATATGCTTTTTCATATTGTTTCATAACATCTAAAATATCCATACTTGAAAGCCATTCGTTCGGTTTTTTCTTCCAGCTTTTTGGTGCTTCAGGTGCGAAAGAGGTTTGTAATTCTTTATTCAGTTTGCCATCAACGAATTGTTGTTTTAACCAACACGATTCTTTATTACATACATCGCTCATATTTTTTTTTAATGTTTCCCATATTTCGTGAGAGTCATTAGATGTAATTTTAGAATCAGGATGTCGCGCATTCCATAATTCTTTTAATTTATATAATGTATCATCTTCTAAACAACTGAAACCATTTTTATGTTCTTTTGGGCTACATCTTAATTGAACTAATTTTGAATATTTATGTATTTTGTCTTTAAACATAAGCACCTTAGTTCTGTTTTTTTTAGTTTTCTTAGTTTTTGTCTTAGTTTTTGTCTTAGTTTTTGTCTTAGTTTTTGTCTTACTATGCCTAGACCCGCCTTTATTTTTTCTTGTCATTTGTATTTTCTTTTTCCAATATAACATTTTCGTCATATTTATTAGTGATATTTTTCTTTTTACAAATACCTTTATTTTTCAAAACAGGATCTTTTAAATTAATGTCTTTTTGTTGGGGTATAATAGGTTCTACTTCTTTTTTTGTTATTGTTCTTTTCACTAATTTTTCGAGTGCGTTTGGTTCTGTTATTTTAATAGAACGCATCATTAAACTATTTATATTATTATTATTATTATTATTATTATTATCAGTTTTCATAACAATATTATCACTAACATTATCATTATCACATTCGTCGTCCATTCCTATATACTCCTGTTGAATGATATCTGTTGTGTCTAAAACTTTAAAATATTTTATACATGTTTTAATATAATTATCAAAAGCACATAATACTTCAGGAAATATAACAGAAGGTAATTCATTATTTAATAAAGATTTCGTCAAATTGTGTATTCGTTTCTTATAAAATTTTTTATCTTTTTTACTATAAATTTTAGAATTCGATTCTATTTTATTATATTGTCTTTTACTGAATAGCATTTCAATATTTATATCAGAAATAGAATCTGGTCTAGGTTCTGTTGAATTATTAGACATAATATTATTATTATGTATACTAATTTTATTATTTATTTTAAGTTCTAATCTAACAAACGACAACATGTATCTAATAATAGCGGACATACTAAATAAGGGCTTCAACAGGTTCGAATAAAAACGAGCCTCTCTAATAGTTACACGCGTTTCCAGGCTTATCTGTTAAATCTTTAATCTGCTGTCTCGTGCAATTATTAAATAACCCTTCACCGATATTTTCAGGATTAGGATTAAAAGGAGCAAAATGTTCTTTTGCGAATAATTCAGGGAAAGGCTGGTTTTGTTGTCCGTTTTGTTGATTCGCTTTAAACCCGAATTTGTATAAATCACTATTGCTATTTGGAACATAAACAGATTGACTACATTTTTGAAGGGCATATATTTGATTTCTTAATTCGGATTCAACGTTTA